AATGTGGAAGCATCGGCAGAAGAAGTCCCAGTGCCAAAAGCGATGTTGCCCCATGTACCTGTCGTCGTAGGGTTAGCTGTGATGTAGATGTACTTGGACTCGCCTGCGGCAATTGAGATGATCGTGTTAGTGCCTGCGTAGTCTTTGACCGTAAAGGTGTTGGCCCCAACGTTTCGAATCAACGCGTCGTTCCCCACAGAGCTTTGGTTAGCGGGGGGCATATAAAGGCTAAGGCTAGACGCAGACGCTGTGACTTGCATAATACGAGCCGCGTAGTCATCAGTAGCGTTGCCATTAATAGGCCACTCGAGCTGGGTATTGGCGCTCAGCGTAATGGCGCGGAAAGAGACGTCCGTGGGTTGGATGACGTTGCCTGTGAATGGCGAGTTGTAACTCATGTTAGTCCTTAACTATCAACGGCTATGGCCTGACGATCAGCAATGCGGAGTTTGTCCTCCTCAGCCAACGTCGCCATAATCGCATCATACTGCGATTGCCACATTGGAATACGTTCATCATTTTTCAGAAATGGCATGGCTTGCAACAAAGACCCATACAGTAATGCTTGGGGGGCATAGATGGTAAACCAGTTGCTCTGGTTCGAAGAGTCTAAGGGTTGAATACGCTCGTAGTATAATACTTCAAACGTATATGCTAAATCAGGTGTTGGGGCAACAAGCCAATGAGTATAGTCGTAATCACTGTAGTATAGTGGTGTTGCCGTGGAGGTAGCGTTGGGCCAATACTCTCGTAGGTATTCGTACTTACGCAATAGAACTGGCTGACGCTCACCATCCACCGTAATGTTCATGGAGACTGTTTTGTGCCAACGAGCAGGCTTGTCAATGATAGACGTACTCGCGGTCATAGTGCTTGTGTTGACGGTAAGATTACCGAGAAATTTGATCCGAGACGCGATCACCTGCTCAGCGAGCATGATAAAAAGTGGTATCTTGTCGACGGTAGTTGTATCATTCCTCTCCATGTAGGATTCGATATTCTCAACTAGCGAGGTGTAGGTCATTACAGAAGCTGTCGCCATAAAAGCCCTCCACACGAATAGCAACGTTGAATAAGATTATACCATGCCTTTGACATTTGGTCAATTCAGCAAGGCGCACTCGGAGGTGCGTCGCTTAAGAAGTCCCGGCAACACTTTTCCACCACCACGGGTCCACAACATTAACTGCTCTTTCGCACCTTCCCAGTCCCCAGCGTTTACCTTACGCTTCAGAGTCGAAGTCTGGAGCCGCCCGACTCCAAGATTATAGCAAAAGTCCACAATCGCATTGCACTTCCGAACGTCCGTGACCAGTCCCGGGCAGTTCCGAAGGACCCCGGGAAGGTAGGTGTGCTCAAGCTCCACCATTAATAGCTCCCGTGCCGTAGGTTCGTCCATCGGGGGGTCTTCCAGCGTCACCTTCCGCTTGTCGGCGTAGTAAGTGCTCCCGTACCCGATTGTAGCAACGTTGGCCGGACAGAGGTAGGGCTTGGCCCGATAACCCTCGTACCGGCGGCAAAGTTCAGCGGCAAGTTCGAGGTTCATATACCACGTTGTTTTAGAGTACGGTCGAGGAACCAGTAATTGATGGTGCCGGACAGCAGAGCGGAGAAGTCGGGGGTCATCATGGTCTTGAATACTTCCACGGCGGGAGCACCGGCGAGCCAAGCATTCCAAGCGAACCAGATGTGAATGAAGGACCAAACGAACAAGATCCAATACGTGACTAGGGGTCGGACGGAAGCCGAAAGCCCCGCTACCCATCCACCGGCCGCCTTGACCATCTCGGCTTGCTGAATGATGGCGTTGTTAAAAGCGTCCATCACCCCGACGTCCACCGCCGCTTCGCGTTGTGCGCCAATCTCAGCCAACTTTTGCTGACCGCGCAATGTCTCTAGTTCGCACTGGCGTGTAAACATCAACAGTTCGTGTTGACGCTCGTTCTTTTTGTCAAAGAACTTCAGCACCTCTGGGGCCATACGGAACAGACCGCCAAAGACAGAACCAAGAATACCGCCACTTAATATATCAAACATAGTCAGTCCTTACATTTTGATTTGTCTTCATTTTGCATAAGTTTGATACCAGACAGGAACCCAATCATGCCGCCGATAAGAGTAGAAAACGCGGGTGAAATCATCTTGAAGATTTCTGCATTGTCCACTTCTTTTGCCCACAAACCCAACATAAAGCTGATTACCATGGCCAATACGGAGAGACACAGGGTGGTGCTTACCATCAGCGTGACCCATAGGGTTAGCTTGTCCCTTGTGTCTGGCGATGGCTTCTTGGGTCTGGGTATCGGCTTTCTGGTCATTTCTTCTCCCGTTCAAGTGCGTCCTTGTAGCCATGAACAACTTTATTACGCAACCATGTGGAGTCTGCCGCACCCGCCCATTCTGCTAGATTGTTCCAGATCACCATGTATTCGGTTGACTTGCAGTAGGGCGCATTCTTGTCGAGCCACGCCATCATTTCTTTGTGCCGTAGGGTTGGGTCGTGGACTGTGTAAGCAATCCCGTAGAACTCGCGCACATGACAGCCACTCTTGGCTACGGCTCCAACTAGCCCCAACAGCAACAGTAGCAGTAGGAGCCAGCGCATACATTGGTTAGCTCCACTTGATGATTACGATGCCAGAGCCGCCGTTAGCACTGAAAGCCGCAGTGGTGTTGTTTCCGCCGCCACCACCGCCTCCACCAGTGTTTGCAGAACCAGCAGTAAGACCAATGTTAGTATCGCCTGATCCACCAGAACCCCCACCACCTGACCCGCCATTGTTGAATGGGCCGCCAACAAAACCAGCACCGCCACCTCCACCAGCATATGTTGTAGACGTCCCTGTAATAGAGGAAGCCGTGCCTGCCCCGCCCGCGCCGGGCGCACCACTGGTAGCGTTACCACCAACTGCGCTTGATCCACCGCCACCGCCAGTGTACCCCACAGTATTACCTGCGCCGCCATTGTTACCGCCAGTTGTTCCAGTACCGCCAGCAGTGTATGAGGCTACATAAGCACCACCGCCACCAGAGCCGCCGTTGGCTCCAACTCCGTACGTGGTAATACTTGATCCACCACCGCCACCGCCCGTAGACGTAATAGAACTAAAAATGGAGTCTCCACCATTAGTGCCCTTACCTGCGTAATTTGTGGGAACACCATTACCGCCAGCGCCAACGGTAATTGTGTACGTTGTACCCGCAGTAACAGAGAATCCTGTGGCTGTACGGAATGCTCCAGCACCGCCACCTCCACCACCAGCACCGCCTGAACCACCTCCGCCAACAACTAAGTACTGAACCTGAGTTGCACCAGCAGGGGCTGTCCATGTGTTGGACGAGAAGAATACGATTGTGTTTGCACTTGTAATAAAGTTAGTTGGCGTTGTTGGAGCCAATGAGCCTGAAGATGTAAACGTATGAACGACATTACCAGCGGCATAGGCTACTGTGCCACCAGTGAAATATTGAATTGAGCCGGGGTAGCGAAGAATGACAATGCCTGAACCGCCTGCGGCCCCTGTATTTGAGTTTTGCGTACCGCCACCGCCGCCGCCTGTGTTTGCTGTTCCTGATGTAGCACTAGCACCACCAGCACCACCACCTCCAACCCCGCCTGCACCAAAGGTTCCACCAGTTGCGGCGTTACCGCCACCACCACCACCGCCGTAAACCGTAACTGTTCCAGAGATAGCACTTGCGATGCCAGCACCACCATTACCACTTGTACTTGTATTAGCGGCACCTAGTCCAGCAGTGCCAGCACCGCCACCACCGCCTGATGGATAGTTCACGCCCAGTTGACCTGCTCCATTCCCACCGCCAGCGTTACCTTGACCAGATATACCCGCACTGCCAGCAAAACTATTTGAGCCTCCTCCGCCGCCAGAGCCTCCATCTCCTCCGCCAATAGTTGATGAACTTGAACCACCCCCGCCGCCGCCATTGGCAACAATACGGCCTGTAAATGCGCCAGAAGTTGTAGAATCAAAAACAGAATTATCACCACTAGTGGCCGCACCTGTACCTGAGTTTGTAACAGCACCCGCACCGCCACCTCCAACAGTAACAAAATATGAAGAGCCAGAGGTTATGCCAGCGTATCCAGCAAGCACACCCCCAGCGCCAGCGCCCCCATTTTTACCTCCACCACCGCCAGCAACAATCAAATACTCAATAACAGCGGGGGGCAAGCCCATCCAATTCAGGTTTTTGACCGCCTGACTGACTTGACTCAGTGTCCACATTCCGCTGTATGTTGGCATCTCTTGCTCCGATTAAACTGTTGGCGCTACAAATTCAACCCAAGAGGTTGTGGGTTCGTCCCATGTAAACATCTTACCCGCTACAACAGGCATGGCTGTAGGCGCATCCCACTGACAAGTGCTTTCATTCAACAACCATGAAGCATAAGGCTTGGGGGGAATAAACGCATCACGACCTGAGTCGTATGTGTAACCAATGCCAGCGTAGTTTTTACGCAGTGGCGTACCACCTTGCAAGTGAACCCCAGCTTGGGTGTTGTAACTTGTTTGAATCCAAAGTGCTGGGTCGCCCCAGTGACCAAGGTTTAAAACGTCCTGCTCGATGACGATGACTTGCGTCACTACACCGTTTTCTACTTTTGCGAAATGGCTCATGATTGCTCCTTAGAAAATAATTGAACCTGAAGATGTGAATGTGTATATCTGGTAGCCGTCTGCGTAGTTTACTTGGGGGGAACCTGTCACTAGCGCTGGGGCTGAGTTGAGTTGTGGGTAACGAATGATTACGATTCCAGAGCCGCCAGAGCCACCTGTTCCTGCTGTAGCACCACCACCGCCACCGCCACCTGTGTTTGCAGTCCCTGCTTCACCAGCAATGCCACCATAGCCATGACCATTGCCACCGCCAGCAGTTCCTAAACTTGTTTGGCCTGTAGCGTTACCGCCTCCACCGCCTCCACCGCCAGCAAAAAAGCGTCTTGTGCCATCAATGCTTGAGCAAATCCCTGCACCGCCATTACCGCCAAATCCAGAACCTGTTGTAGAGCCATTAGTGCCAATAGACCCTGCGCCACCGCCACCGCCACCGCCATCATTTGTAGCACCTACACCAGAGCCACCAGTACCGCCAGCAAAACCTTGACCTGATGTGCCAGTACCTCCTGCGCCAACAATATAGCCACCACCACCACCAGAGCCACCAGCAGAGCCAGCACCGCTACTTCCACCACCACCACCACCTGTAGCGGTAATAGATGAAAAAACAGAATTGCTACCATTTGTAGCAACCGCACCGCTACCACCAGCACCGCCAGCACCAACAGTCACAGTTAAAGCAGAACCTGTAGCAACAGCAAATGCAGACGCACTTAAAAAACCACCCGCACCACCGCCACCACCACCCCTACTGTTAACGTCAACACCACCACCTCCACCAGCGACTACCAAATACTCAACAGTATCAGGAGCGCCAGCATAAGGATTAAATGCGCGTTGGGTTACAGCAGTATGAGTGCCAGAGCCAGAACTGTTTGTAAACGTGACAGCAGAACCACTAAGCACTGTAGATAATTGGCAAGTGTTTGTGCTTGTGCTAATGACGTAGTACGTTGTGTTTAAAGACAAGCCCGTTGGCAGAGTGCCAGTAGTTGTTAACTGTATAGCCTGACCTACAGGAGGAGTTCCAGCCGTAGAGCCAAAGGTAAAGGTCGGTGAAGTTACAGCCGTGAACGTGCCAATCGACACGTTGATGTTCTGCCCTGCAATAAAACCACCTAATCTATTACTCATGTCTATTCCTTAGAAGGTGATTGAACCAGAAGAAAGGAAGGTATAAATTGTGTACCCATTTGATGTTGTTTTGGTAGCGGGTGAGTATGAAGTTGCATCAGCGTATGCAATTGGATGGCGAATAATGACAATACCAGAACCACCTGCACCGCTACTTGTACCAGTTCCAGAGCCACCACCACCGCCTCCGCTGTTTGTAGTACCAGCAGTTCCTGTAGTATATGAACCAGCACCGCCACCGCCAGCACCGCCTACGCCTTGTGTGCCACCAGAATTTTCAGTAGCGCCGCCGCCACCTCCAGCATAAACCGTAACTGTGCCTGAAATATCGGATGAAATACCCGCACCACCATTACCGCCTCTTGAAGAAGCGGCAAATATACCAACAGTACCCGCACCGCCACCGCCGCCGCCAGCACCAACACCGCCACCTTGAAATCCAATACCGCCAGCATTTCCTTGACCACTAATACCTTGCGCCCCTGCGGTAGCATTATCTCTTCTACCACCACCTCCAGAACCACCTGATACTGGTGAAGTATTATCTTTAGCGCCGCCGCCGCCACCAGTTGCGGAAATTGAACCAAATACGGATGCGACACCATTATTTCCAGATGCGCTGGCGGCAACCGCACCGCCGCCACCAACAGTAACTAAAAGTGTTTGTCCATTAGGCACAGGATTAATTCCCGTCAACAGGCCACCCGCACCGCCACCACCAGCACCAGCACCAGAACCACCTGAAGCCCCGCCAGCAACGACTAAGTATTCAACAAATGGCGTTTTTTGATTAGACCAACCATTTTGTTGAACAGCTTGCATGACTTGTTTGAGATTAAATAAACCTTGTGCCATAGAACCTCAGAATGTTATTGTCCCTGAAGAAACAAATTTGTACACGCGCCATCCGTTGACAATGTATGTTTCAGGAGAGCCTGTCGTTGATGCGGCAGGGACTTGGTATGAGGGGTAACGAATAATGACTATACCTGAACCGCCAGTTCCACCATAGATAGTGAAATTTGTTCCGCCAAGACTGCCACCACCAGCGCCACCACCGCCACCGCCAGTGTTAGCAAGACCAGAAGTTGCACGCGCAACTCCTGAACTTGTAGCATCACCGCCGCCATTTCCACCGCCTCCAGCACCCAAACCGCCAACATTGGTGGGGCCACCTGTTTGGTTCCCGCCACCACCGCCGCCAGCATATTGGATTGGCGAACCAGAGATAGACGACACAAACCCTGCGCCACCCGGGCCACCTCTTCCGCTTAAGGCGTTAACGCCCACAGAACCTTTACCGCCACCACCACCGCCTCCTGTATTACCTTGAGCGCCGCCATTATTACCTTGTCCAGCAGTGCCTGCACCGCCAGGGCCTCCAGCACCTGAGTTGGCTCCTCCGCCAGAGCCACCAGAGGCGTCGCCACCACCGCCAGCAGAAGCCGTGATACTTCCAAAAATACTAGAGCCTCCGCCTGCGCCAACTGTCACAGTAATTGCAGAACCAATAGTTACAGCATACCCAGTAGCAGTAAGTAAACCACCTGCGCCTCCGCCACCTTGTCCGTTTCCGTTAGTTGATTGAGCAGTACTACCCGTACCACCTCCAGCCACGACAAGGTACTCCACCGTTGTGACAGGTGAATTGATGCCATCACGACCAACGGAGAGAACTCCGCCTGCATATCTTTGAGACATGGAAGTCTCCTATCAGGTTATCGCTTCAAACGACGCTGTGTAAGTCAAGGCAGAGCTTGTGCCTGATGTCACGCCAACAGACTGGTTCTCCGTCACATAGAACGAAGTGCTCTTGTCAGTCACAATTACAGAGGCGTTAGGCGGTACGCTGACTTGATAAGCCAAATACGCAATCACAGTGCCGCTACCAAACGTTGCATTATTGGCAATAGCTACAGTAGCCGTTGCAGAAGAAGCTGTTGTGTTTGTCACAACAATTGAGTCGATTTTGTTCACGGTGTTCGCGGCTGGATTTAATCCAGTCAGCGTTGTTGTGCCATCGTGTGTCCACGATGTTGTAGCCGCTGTGGTTGAAGGAATCACATAGGCTGTTTGGCCTTTGATTACCGTTACTTGGACAATGTTTGGATTTGCCATGTTAGCTCCTTAAATTAACTGAAGACGATCGCCATGGCGATTGCTTTACCTGTGGTTGCAATACTTCCGCTTGTAGGAAGGGTGACGTTTGTTGTGCCGGTAACAGTCAGCGTTGTAGCGAAAGCTCCTGAAATTGTAAGCGTACTGGCTGCGTTATTTGCAACACCTGTACCGCCGTTGGCAGGGGCAACAATACCTGTGATATTAGATGCGCTGATAACACTGGACGCTACCTTAACGTAATCTGTGCCGTTGTAGTAGACAAACGCTTTTTCACCCACTGCAATAGATACACCAGATTGGCCGGAAGCTTTAAATGTTACCGCGCTGGTAGCACCCGCGTGATCCACCATATACAGTTTGCTGTAGCTTGGGCCTGTAATAACTTTAGCTACTGTTTGAGTGCCGGTAATACGAATTACCATGTACTGCGCTGTAGTGGAAGTTATTGCGTTTCCTGACGAGCTACCCGTAGTGTTTGCCAAAGTAATAGCACCATCACCTGCAAAAGATAATGTGCCTGCAATGGCAATATCAAGGTA